GACATTACATAAGCTGTTCCAGTTGCAGTAGGTGTTGCAACGGTAGGTGTAACACTTGTATCAAATGGCTCTTGTGGAGCCCAACCTACACGCACAATTCCAGCAGTAATATTGTAAATCCTGTAAGAAGTAGGATAAAAGTTATTGCTGGCTTTGACCTGAATAGCAGATGTGCCTACTTTATATGTTGGCCCAAAGGGGCTAAAAGCTGAATCGTAAGCCATTTTTAGCTCCTTAGACTACATTAGAAGGTATTGGACTATCTTCACAAGTATTGATTTTTAACAACAAAGTTCCAGCAGTTTGTGTAGCCGATGCGCCAGTAGAATTTACTAAACGAACCACTACTTGATTTGCTGTAGTTGTGTAAGCATTTCCAATAGAAATTCCTGTTACTAAAGCACCATCAAATTGAGCTTGCACAAAATCATTAGGTAAAACGCCTGGAACAGAAATAGTTACATCAGATGTTGTTCCTGCAATAGTAGTAGATGGTAATGTTACTTGAACAATAGTAGCCGCTAAAATATTGCCACGAGTTAGTGTGGTTTTAGACATAGTTTTTTCCTTTAAATAAGGTTAAATCATTATAAGATATTAAAGAAAAAAAGCCACACTTTTTGGGCGTGGCCTTTTCCTTTTGCTTCAGGGTATTAGAAAGGACCTGTGCTTAGATCGTATCCGTAAACATACACATCAACAGTTGCAGTAGCAGTTGCACTAGAAATATTTACATAAATAGTCTGTGCAGACAAAGCCGTATTAGGGTTTGTAGCCGCAGAGATAGTTACATAAGTAGGAGTAGTTTGGCTGGTTAAAGCGGCGGCAGTCAAAACTGCTGAACCACCTTTAGCTGGTGCTGTATATACGCCCAAGTTTACAGAAGCTACAGATTGTGTTGCGCCAGCGTTGTTTGCGTTAGCAACAACTACTGAAACAGGAACATAAAGTGCGCTGTTGTTAATTTGAACGGCTGTGTCTGCTAAAGAAGCAGTAGAAACACCCTTCTGAACAGCTAAAACACGCAATGCTTGTTGGCTGTTTAGATTCGATGGGTGGGTTGTTGAAGTTGATGCTGGTCCTGGATTTGGCATGATTGATTTCCTTTAAATTGATTTAAAAGGAAGGGCTTTCGCCCCTCCGTTATTAAGCCGCAACTCGGCAAGCAAGTTCTTGGTACAAAGGAGCCCAGCCGTACAGTACATCAACACGTGTAGGAATACTATCGTTATTGATGGTGTATTGACGAACTACACGCATTGAAAGACCAATTTCCTTGTCGCTTGCACGACCAGCAAAATGAACGCCTTCAGGCAATTCCAAGTCAGCCATAGCCAAAGTAAATGCATTTTTGTGCATTACGATGTTTTGTGGAGAAACTACGCCAAAACCGCTTGCGTTGTACTGGCTTGCAAAGAAGGTAACAGCGGCAGTTGCTGAAGTTGTTGGAATTGATACGTTTTGGAACTGACCACCGCTGATAACAGCAGGAGAAACAGTAACAGAAACGCTTGAACCTGAAGCTACGGAAACAGCAGACTTAACTACGAATGAACGCAATTTGTTTGTGCCGTAGGCTTGACGGTTTTGTGGGTTTACTGCATAAACACCAGCGATAGTAAATGTATCACCAGCGTTTAAGTTGATAGTACCAGTATTGGCGGCTGTCAAAGTGATAGTAGAGCTAGAAGCCCAACCACTTGTCAAGAAACCAGTAGCTGTTGTAGTAGCAACAGAAGCAGTAACAGTAGAGCTAGAGAAATTACCAAAAGTTTGTGAAACGATGTTTTGGTCAAGTTTCCAATCCATACCTGAACTGTCACGACCCATCAAACCTTTTGTGTACTGGCTAGAGATTTGTGCTGTTGGAACAAACAAACCTTTCAAGCTGTCTACGATGGTTGCAGATGTGAACGGCTCAACGATACAAGAACGCTTACCATCACGAGGAGCACCTTCAGAATCAAGGAAAGCCTGTGCATTTAGGTAAGTTAGCAAGCCTGTAGGAGGAGTACCAGCAGTACCAACAATGTTAGCTGTGTTCAATGTTGCCATTGTTGTGCCATCATAGTCGATTTTGTTAGCAATAGCGGCTACAGCAGGCTTCAGAATACGGTCAGAGAACATATCCAAAGACAAAGCTAAGTCTTGCGTGGTGAACTGGGTATCAACGTGGAACTGAGTGCTTAAAGTTACAGGGACTGAAGTTTCGTTCAAATCTTCTACGTTCAGAGCAGGGCCAGTAGTACCAATAAAGCGACCTGGGCGGCGTACATTGACGGTTGCGCCAATCTTTGCACCAACTACAGCGAACTGATCGTCATAGTTACGGTCTACTTGTGATGAGAATGTTAATTCGTTTTCTAAGACCATCAACGCTTCGTTGGTGATCTTAGAGATAGTTAATAGCGTATTTGCCATGATTTAAATCTCCAAAAAAATTAGGTTTATCAGCGTATCCGATTAGCCTGTCTTGCGGCTTTCCATTGAGCATACGAACCGTAGAATTCACCATTGGTGTCCACAAGTACATCTGCTCCAGCGGATTTACCGCCCTTCAAAGGGCTAATAGGTGCTGGTGCTTTACTTTGCGAAACAGTTTTCGCTTCCTTTTTTGGCGTAGCTTCTAACTCTGCCTCAAATTTAGCTTCCAATCGACCAATTTCTTTAAGAGCTTTAATGGCTGGCATTGAAGTTAAAGATTCAGCGTATTCATCATCAGAAGCAATTTGATACAGGATTTGAGGGCCAACATCTGATTCCAATATGGCATCTCTAATAGCATCTGAAACTAATACTGTGCTACTAGAAACGATGTCATTAAAATCAGGCATTTCCTTCTTTGCCTTATCAACTTTTTCGTTCCAAGATTTTAAAACCTTGTTCCGTTCTTCTTCAACTTTGCGCTGTTGCTCTGCAATATCTCTATCTTTTAATGCCTTTTCAGCACTCCATTCCGCCAAGGCTTCTGCATATTCAAAAGCATCATCGAATTGGCTTGCTTGTGGCTTATCGTTTACATTAGCTGTTTGGGCTATTGTTTGCGGATTTGCCTTTGCCTCTACTTCTCTTAAACGAGCCTCTAGTTGTTCCGCCCTGGCTTCAGCTTCCTGCGCCCTTTTGGTTACTTTAGAGAACCGCTTTTCTAACTTGTCTTTTGGCTTTTCTGCCTCAGTAGCTTCTTCCTCTGCTATCGGCTCACTCAGTTGTTCTTCTTCGGCTACTGGCTCTGTCGGTTCGACAGCCACAGGCTCCTCTTGAACTTCCGCTAAACCTAATCTTTCTGCATAAAAGTCTGCCGCATTACTACTTGTTACTACATTTGATGCTTCTCTTGCTTCTGTATCGGCCATGATTTCTCAAGCTCCTGATTTATATAAGTCATTTTTAAACTACTAAAAAATAAATGTCAATTTATTATTCGTCAGATTGTAACGCTTCTTTTGCTTTTTGTAGCATAGTTTCGTGTTCTTTTATTTCCTTGGCATCCATAGATTCATAGATGCTTTTCTTTTCTTCAGGCTCATATTTCTTTCCAGCCCTACGAGCCATTTCTTTTAAAATCCATTCTTCTCTGTTTGCTCCGATTACTGTAGCCATGTTTTTCTCCGATTAAATAGCTCTTTCTATTGCTTCTGCATCTGCTGATCTTTCTGACCGTTCATCAATTTTTGACAATATTAGGGCTAATTGGGCTTTCATACGCTCAATTTCAAGCCTTGTTTCACTATCAATGACCGTATCATTTGCTTTGGCTTCCACTTGCATTTGTGTGCCTGCCATACGAGCATCAACATCCATGCGCTTACGAGCAGTTTCAGCTTCTTCTTGTTGCTGTTTAATAGAAGCACCATATTTCATGTCCATCTGCATACCCTGTAATTGCTGTTGCAACTGCTGGATAATTTGCTGGCTTTGTGCCAACTGCATCTGTACTTGTGGCGGAACATCTGATTTTTCATCAATTTGAGCCAATGGATTAGCCGCCGCCAAACGATCTGCAATGATGTCAGCACCTGGGAAATCCATATTTCTAAAGACTAAATCACCAGCTTGTTGCATTAGCGCAGGGTCTACCTGAAGCATTTGAATCATAGAATCAACAGCTTCTTGGCGTTTAGAGTTATAACCAGGGCCAGTTTCCATAACCACATCATATTGACCAACCGTTACATCGTTTAGCAATGTTTCAACGCCCATATCATCAACTGTAAGCTGATTAATAGTAACTACTTCGCCTTTACCATCATCACCAATAATGCGTAGGCATCTTTCTTTGTCATAAACACTTGGAATCAAGTCAAGAATAATGCGCCCAGTTTGCTTAATAGAACGAGTTAAATTGTCGTAATAATGGAAATTGGTCATGTCAGTTTGTTGTTGCTGACCTTGTATTGCTTTTCCTGACATATTTCCCTGCGGCAACTGGCTTGGGTCATAAATACCAACAACCGCCATTAAATCTGCATTTAATCCTGCTAATGCTGTGGTGATACCAGTAGGAGGCGGTTCAGGATTTAAACGCTGTGGCGCATTAGCTGGTCTGCC